AGTGTGCCAGAAGCAGATGCTTTGATTTCTCAATTCATGGGAGAATATATTTCTGACTATGTTGTACCTGCCATTGAAGCAAGTGACACATATAAATCAAAAAGCAGAGATGAAAAGAAAGATTTCTTGAAGCGTGTGATTCAGGAATATCGCAGTGATATCCTTGATCTTGTCGAGTTCAATTCAAAGCAACCAGTGTACAAAGAACGATACGGCTTTAATCCAATGGAAAAAGCAGCCTTTAACAGACTGCCTCAACCAGATAAACAAAAAGCTTTAGACGCATATCATGCAGCACATGGTGAACCGGCTGATGGTGTGTACGACTACACTAAGCTTTTATATTATTCAAAATATATACGAGCAATTCGTAGGCGAGGTTTATTCGACTAACGCATACAATCACACACAGTGTGAAGCGCAGCCACTGTAAATAAATACAGTAACCACGCCCCAATCAGTGTAATCGGAAGCCACCTAAGAAGCTTTAAGATTATCTTCATACGCTTTATTCCAGCCACGCTGCCATTCTTTGGCAGACGTGGTATTTTTTCGCATTGGGTTTGCGACTATGTGATGAAACCCCTTACGCAATTCAGTTTTTGAAAAAGATTCGTAACCACGCTTGTAGTCGTCCGCGAGTTTTTTGTTCATTCTTTTTTCCTTTCATGTAAGCTAGTGCTTTTTCTACGCTTTCAATGTCATCACCTAAATTACCTAACCCAAGATTACACGGATTACACAACCAACCTCTAAAAACTTTTGTCTTATGACAATGATCAAAGACTAACTTTCTTTCTTTACCACACAAGTCACAACACTTTGGTTTTGATGGGGAGTTTTTCTTTAGTTCTGTTACTACCCTTTCATGTTCTTTTTGACATGCGTTGCACGATGTGTTTCTACTATTCTTGTCTCCCGTTGCCCTTCTGTACAACCTAAACTCACTAACTGGCTTTGTTTGATTACAATCCCTACAGGTAATTGTTTCCTCAGTCGTTAATGTCATTGTTAGGCCAATTATTTAGAATTGAAAGCCTGTCTTCATGTACAGAAATCTTATCAAGTTCAGACTGTACTGCCTCCATGATATCCGAATGTTCCCCAATACCGGCTGGATTATTAAAGTATGCCTCAATGTTCATCATGTGTAGATGGACACTTGCTTTTGCATGGTTCTTCAAGGCTAGTATCATTTTTTGTTTCATGTTACTTTTCTCCTTCATCCACTGTTTTGCTTCTTGATCTAAGTTCATTGGCTTCCTTCTCTCGTTTGTTACTCCATTCATCATAGCATGGGTGATGTCGAGGGGGGTTGTATTGTACCCAACCATCCCCTCGCTTCCACGCTAACTTCCCTTTCTTCTTACTCATTAAAGTAATTGTTTACTCCTTCTTTCTAAACCTGTGCTTGAAAAATACAATCACATTGATTGTGGTGTTGACAGTGATGGCAAATAACAACCACCACTGCCACCAGTTAGGCATATCTGCACCTTCAATCATGTCGCTGTTAAGTCCACTACCTCACATACCCCAGCAGTACATGCCAACTCACGTCCACCTGATGTAGTGTCTTCCTTCTCAAACTCTTGTAGCTTTGACCAGTCAACATTCTTTGGTAATCTTTCGTAGAGTTCGTCATATGTTTCTTTATCAATATCTTGATAAACAGCTTGTTGATAAATGTGTTCACTAAATGGCAGGAAACTAATACCCGACACCTCATCAAAATGTTCATAAACCCATGCACCTACTTCCATCCACTCGTCATCCTTGACAGAAATAGTAACAGATGGTTTATGTTCACACCAATGTCTCTGATATATAAGCCACAACTCAAGCTGTTCAATAGCAGACATTTGATAACGTGTTACTGCCCCAAGGGGTGACTGCATAGGAAAGCTAAACACAGTAGTGCTGTCAGGCTTTGTTACATCTGGCTCTGCAGGAATACCTTGAGCAATAAGGAACTGCGTAATAGGGTCATCATTGCCACCACGTACCGTACGAATGTAGTAAGGGTTGTGACGTGCATGAATGCCCGAAGCACTGTCAACAAGCTGTGAGACAGTCCCTGACGGCTTTACACAGGTAATTGCTGTAGACTGTGGTATGCCAAGCATCTCTGATATCATGGCATTTGTATCCACAGCCTGTTCCCGAAGTGCATTTAGTGTTGCACCAATGTTCATACCAAGATGTGCAGACCTACCAGCCATAAGTTGATTGTCCATAATGCCTGTCAGTGACACCCCAAGCAGTCGTTCTTCCTCTGTATTGGTACGCCAAATCTTACGAAGATATTTGAAGTCAGTCAGTGTAGACTGGAATGTACCAAGGATAGTCGCAAGTCGGACCTTTTCAGTAAGCGACTGTTGTGTATCAGATGAACGTACAACAACCTCAGACAGATTGCAGAACTGATATGGACGCAGGATGATTTCACTACATGGATTGCATCCAAAGTCATGCTCTGTATCACGACGCCCATTCTTTGCAGCTTGTTTCTTTGCTGCCTGTCGATTAAAGATGCCACGCTCACCCGAATGACTTTCATATAGTGAAAGCCACTCACGCATAAATGTACCCATCTGTGGCTTCTCTTTATAGGCCACACTGTTATTAGCCAGCGAACGTTGTCCATCACGATAGATATTCTTCTCAGGCTCGTCCCACCATACACCAGACTTTGCATGTGCCATCTGATCATCATTCAGATTAGACAGGCTGATAAGCGCACTGCGACGTACGCCACCGACGACTACAACCTCACCAATCTTACACATGATGTCATGGCATTCGATAGGATACAGACGACGACCTGCAGCACCTTTAAACTTTTGGATACAGAACTTAAACAGTTCTTCCAATGGGGCTGGGCCACTTGCTCTACCACCAAAGGTCTTGAGACGTGCGCCAGCAGGGCGAACCTCACTGACATCCCACTTGGGGATTTGCCCTGCGTATAGGAGAGAGATGAGTTCACGAAGGGATTTGGCCCAACCAGGACGGGAGTCGCCGACCTTGATGACGGTATCAGTTTCGTGCATCGTTTCGTTGATGATAGGTAACTTCTCTACATTATGTCTTTCTACAGAGAAGCCTACACCAGTGCCACACATGAGGACATACATCGTTTCGTCAAATGCACGAGTATTATCCACTGGTAGATAGGAGCAATTGTAGCTACCAACATGACAACGGTCAAGTGCAGGACCGGCAGTCATCAATGCTCTCATGCTTGGCATGATGTCTTGATTAAGAACGGCAGTCTCTAGTTCACCACGCAGCGTATCGTCAAATACGTAATTGTACTTCTTGTCCAGATGACTTTCCATGTAATCAAAGTAACGCGCTATAGTTTCAGGCCATGTCTCACGACGTTGCTTGTCTTCTTTCCACCTTGCGTATCTTGAAAGTGCGATAAAGTTTTGATAGTCTGTGGGCAAATAGTTGTTCATTGGTTCACTCCGTTGTTATTTTAATATGTTTGACTGATACACCTTCCATCTCGTGAAAGTAATCTTCTAGGCTTTCTTCCAACTCTTCGGTTGGATTTTCATCTGCTGGCATTGGATACTCGTCAGGGTCCAAGACCAGATGTGCATAGACTTTAACTCTCATTATAGAGACCTTCCACTTCGGTAATCAGCTTGTCAAGATACCACTGTGCTTTCTTGAGGTCTTCTGTACCATTCTTGTAGCGATAACGCCACACGTACTTCATGATATTGCCTTGTAGATAATATTCGTAGCCATCACCTGTAGCCGCTTCAATAGCGTCTATGCACTCAGTACCTCTTTGATTATAATGTGGTGGACTATTGACCATATCTGATTGTTGTGATGCCTGTCTCATATACTCTTCGTGTCTCATCATGCCTCTCCTTTCGTCTTAGTTGTAAATGTTAGACGAATGATATTGTCCTCATCTCTCTCTACAATAACTGCGTTTTCTTCGTCATCAATCATTGGGTCATTGTCTGTCCAAAACTCTTCTGAATTATTCTCTACATATTTGTATATTTGATCACGAACATATTCATCCTGTTCCATTACAGGCAGAGAGGCAAGAAGCATCATTACAAATAATTCCATACCACTAAACACTTCATCTGTCAACTCATTATCTCTGGATGTAACAACAGACACTTGTGCATCTCCTGTCCACTCACCACCTTTTGAAAAGGTTGGCCGTATTCTAATCAAAAAATCTTCATTTTCTACTGGACTTTCCACGATAGACTCCTTTCATTTTTGTGCCTTTGAAGGCTATAAATTTGGGATGTTTATTCTTCCCCTTTTCTTTTAGCCAATCTTCAGGGATGATCCTATCGTAGTATCTGAAGTTATGTTTAATACACCACTCTCCATATGAAGATTTTGCTCCCTTCCTTAGTTTGCGACGACTGTTTTCAAATACAAAACGAATGTCTAGTTCAGGGTGTC